GTCCCAGTACTCCTGGCGCTGCGATGCGCTGAAGCCGGTACCGACCTTGAAGGTGATCGAGGAATCGCAAACCGAGTCATCGACCGGGCTGACCACGAACCCCCCGAGCGTGTTCTTGCCCACGAGTCCGTCCTTGGCCGACGACCGGGCACCTCGCCCTAGCTCGTTGGTGAACCGCTCGTTGGCGTTGTGGTTCTCCTCGTACACGTCGAGCAGCACGCACTCGAAGTCCACGAACCGCTTGACCTTCAGCAACGGCCCGGCCGGGGTCGAGCGGCCGTGCTTGTAGGCGGAGTCCGGGATGCGGAGGATAGCTCCCTCATGTCCCTGGGCGACCAGCAGCGCCTCCATGCGCTCCAACTCCTCGGCGTTGTCCGCGAGGCTTTGGCCTACCAGGATCGGCACGAAGCGGCTGGTCAGCCACGTTGAGTGGCGCAGGCGCGCAGACAGTTCGTCGCGACGCTCCGTGTAGGACTCGCCAGGACGGTCAATCATGTCGAACACGTAGAAGGTCCAGCCCGCGCCGCGCTTGGCCTGCGACATGACGAAGCTGGAGGTCTGACGGTAGCAGTCCTCGGCCGTGGGCGAGCCAACGATGATCTCGCCGTCGAAGCCCTCGCACTCGGGACGCCCGAGCGCCGCCTGGATCTCAGCGTTGGGCACACGCTTGAGGGTGCGCGTCAGCGCAACGCCGCCCTGAACGTGGACGCGAATCCCATCCAGCTTGGGCTGGACGATGACCGGGAAGCGGAGGCGCCCCCAGTCAACGTCCTTGGCCAGCATCGGCTTGAGCGGCATCAGAGCGCCGCCTTTAGCGCGCGATAGGACTTCAGCTGGAGGATCTGCTGAGCCGTCTCGGGGTCGGACCACGCCAACACATCGAGGATGAATTCGATGGCCAGCGCCTTCAGTTCGGCTGCGGCGTGCTCCGCCACGGAGACCGTGAAGCAGGCCGTCAGGTCAGGCGTGACGTCGCCGTCGAAGTTGAACGCCTCGCCGCCGTCGGCCAGGTGGTCAACCGCCAGCTTGGAGTCACGCAGACCCAGCGTCGGATTCGACGCGGCCCGGAGCGCCTTGATGGCGACGATGCGACGGGCGGGGTCGAGCACCTTCGTGATGGTGATGAGCATTAGGCGAGGCGCCCCTCGACCTGCACGGCGTCTGTGGAGACGACGACACCCTCGGTGCGAAGCGCGCGAGCGACGGCGTTCTGAACAGACTGAAGGCTGGTCGCAGTCGGTGCCTTGCCGGTGGCGGTCACGGTGAGAGTCATCTTGGAGTAGGACATGCTAGGCCTTCTTTCGTAGCGGGATGATGTACTGCATACTACCGGATCTTCCCCGCCGAAGCGAGGAAAATGCCGGCATTTACTACTTGATGATGAGCCGCGTCGGCGCGCTGTCCGGGAGGTCGCGCCCCTGGTCATCGCGCCAGAGCGCGTCCACGCCAGAGTCGAACCGCATCGCGAAGTCCGTGATGTGCTCGTCCTTCGCGTCGGGCTCGTCCACGTCAGCGCGGGGGTCGTAGAGTCCCGCCTGGACGGCCGGACAGTGCGGGGGCTCGCAGAACGAGCCGATGCCGACCTCGGTTGCCGAGAGCGCGTGCGCGCGCAGCGTGGCAGCGGAGGACGCCTTGAGCGCCCTGCCACGAGCGGCGGCGGTAACGATCCCCAACTCGATGAGGTCCATGTACTGCTCGCGTGTGACGATCATGTCTGACATATGGTTCTCCTTACCAGCCGCAGCTGAAGTCGAAGGGCGGGCCGCAGCAGTTGCAGCCTTCGTCGTCCGGATCCTGCCCGGTGACGCGCTGGAACTCGATCTTGGCGATGGTGATGGCAGCGGCCTCGGCCTCGACCGGGACGTCGAGGGTCAGGTCGCCTGCGACGCGGCCCCACATGCCCACGCTGAGGCTTGGGTCGGACTCGACCCAGCCGTCTGCGACGAGAGCGTCGAAGTCGGCGTCCTTCAGCCAGAAGGAGCCGCCGCTGTTGTTCTGTGAGAGGGTGACGGTGTGCATACTAGTCCTCGCTTCCCGCGCGCAGCGCGCGCTTCATGTTCTGACGGTCCCGCCGACGCTGCTGGCGGCTTGAACCGCCATGCTTGCCTGCGCCCGTCTGCTGGTGGGCCTCGCGCCCGATGCGGGAGCGGACCTTCGGCTGGGTGGACTTGATCTTCTTCATACCTCGAAGACTACCGGATCCTGCGCGGCGATTCAAGGCATTTGCCGGCTTTTTCGATACCTGGACCTGAGCCTTCGCGCACTCCTCGTCCATCAGTTCGCCGTGTTCCCAGCCAGCCGTGTGCATGATCTCGTGGATGATGATGCGTCGGCGGTCTTCTGGCTTCAGGCCGGGGCGCAGCCAGACGGTGCAGCGGCCGTAAGCGGGATGATCCCACTTCGGGTCGTCGTCGCTGGCCATCCCACCGATCTGGGCGGGCCAGTCCTGGTTGGGGTATGCGCGGTCGATGGCCGCAGCAGCCTTAGCACCCAACACGAACCGGATCTGCGGGCAATTCGTGTAGCCCGCGACGACGCGCTGAGCAGTTTGCCGATGCAGGCCTACGGCCTCCGCGTCGGAGGCACGCTGGCCGGTACGGAAGGCGTCTGCGGAGGCCGTGGGGGGCGCGCTGAGCGCCGCCGCCACGGCCAGTGAGAGGATAGCTCGCCTCATGCCTTCGCCCAATCGAGGGCGGTAGCGTCGAGGCGCTTCTTCGCGCGGGTGACCGCGACGTACATGAGCATGATCTCCGCGTCGCCCGGTTCGCGGCGCTCGCCGGTCTCCTTGTCGATCTGCGGGGTGAAGTCCGGGGCGATCTGCACGCTGTCCCACTCGCGTCCCTTGGCCTTGTGGGCGGTCGAGATCACAACGTCGGCGCGGTCCTCGGAGACGGCCTTGTCGCATACGCGGCACAGTTCCTCGACGCCGAAGTCGGTCACCATGTTGACGAGCGACCGGAGGTCGGATCCGCCGTGGTCGTTGTTCACGTAGTCCTCGACGTCGTCCCAGTTCTTGAACGCGCCCAGATCGGCGTGCCAGCTGGCGCGCTGACCGCGCATCAGCTGCGCCGCAGCCTCGGCGAATTTGCGGATGGCGTTCGAGCCGCCGACGATGGCGAACGAGCGCGCCTCGTGGATAGCTAGCGCCGTCTCGATGACGCTGGCGTTCGTCCGGCAGAGCACGGCGTCCGCGTCGAGCGTGTCGAACTGCTCGACCTTGGAGTCAACCGCCTCGTAGCCCTCGATGCGCAGCGGCGCGTTGAGGCGGTTGAGGAAGATGTTGGCCTCGTCGGCGACGGCCTGCCCGAACCGGAAGGACTTGGCGAGCACGACGCGGTGCTGCGCAGGCCAGTTCTTCATGGCGTCGGTCGCGCCGCGCCAGCCGTAGATGGCCTGCGACTCGTCGCCGACTGCGATCAGCTGCTTGCCCTTCTGCGCGAGCACGACGCCCGCGATGCAGGGATCGGCGTCCTGAGCCTCATCGTAGAGCAGGAAGTCGCCTGAGATGGTCGGGTTTCCGAGCGCCCAGACCTTGACGTACATGTCGTGCGTGAACGGAAGCTTGCCCGTCGAGTGCCGCAAGTCGGTTGACCACGCCTTCGCCGCAGCGTTGGCGAGGTAGTTCGCGAGGTCATGGCTGACCTCCTCCGCACCTTCGACCAAGGGAGTGTGCCTCGCGAGGATCTGGCGGTCGGCGGAGTGGCAGAACTTGCTGACCGTTTCCATGACCAGCGAGGCGAGGCGGGCGGGGGCGAGTTCGCGGTCGTTGCCGAGGCTGAAGCCGTGCTCAATGTCGAGCGCGTAGGCCAGCTGGCGCCCTGTCATGCGCGGGGAGTTCATGGCGCGCTTGCCGTGCTCGGGCACCGCGCGGAAGGCCAGCGAGTGCGCGGTGCGGCAGTTGACGTTGCCGGGGAAGGAGGCAGCCGCGTCCTTCTGGATCGCCTTGTTGTAGGCGATGTAGGTGCCGCGCGAGGGCGCGAGCGCGTCGGCGATGAGCCGAAGCGTGGAGGTCTTGCCCGATCCCGCGCCAGCGGTGATGACGACGTTCTCGCCGGTCTTGGCAGCCTCGACGGCTGCGATCTGGCTGGGATGAGGAGTAAATGAATTGCTCATGGGACACACAATACCGACTTCTCAGCGGAAGTCAAGCAGATGCCGGCTTTTTCGGGACGGCGATCTGCACGACCTGACACCAGTCATCGGCGACGCGGTTGGCCTCGCGCTCCTGTCGCTTGTTCTCGTACTTGGTGCCATCACGATACTGCTTGCTGAACTCCCGGAAGATACCCGCCGGGGTGAGCGTCGGCTTGGCTGCCGCGATGCGCTCGGCCTGCTGCGCGTGGACCAGTTCGTGCCACGCGGCGTGGGAGGCCTGCTCAGCGGTCAGGTATGACTTCAGCCTGATCTTGTGGACGATGTGCGTCGCGCTGTCGATGTTTCGCCAGTAGCCGCTGCGCACGTGTGCGCCACCGCCGGTGGGCGTGCAGCGGTAGTCGGCCTTCGACCCGTTCGGCTTGACCTGGACCTCGACCTCCACCTTCCACTGGAGCCCGAGGAAGTCGATGGCCTCCTTCAGCGCGGCCCCGTCGAGTACGAATCCGCCATCCTCGGGCGGCGGCGGCGTGAGCCCGACGTAAAGCACGTTCCAGCCCTGCTGCGACGCCGCCTCGCGCGGGAAGCTGACGTCGTAGGCAAGCACGGTCGCGAGATCGTGCTTGCCCTCCGGGTTGATGCCCGCGACGTAGTACCGCTTGCGGCGCGGCTTCTTCGTCGGGCGCGCGAACAGGTAGTCGGTCCCGTAGTCGAAGTGACTCATGAGGATACCGCCTTGTACCAGTCGTGGACGAAACAAGCCGCCGCGTGCGGTCCCTTGAACTGCGTGACGATGCAGGCTTCACCATCGACATCGGCCCAGACGACCCAGGCGCCGCTGTAGGCGCGCGGGGTGTGGGTGACGTAGAGCGAGGCGTCGTGCGGGATGATCTGGAGTGCGCGGTGCAGCTTCATGAGACACACAATACTGACTTCACAGCGGAAGTCAAGGTTTCTGCCGACAACTTCTTCAATCCATAAAATGGGTCGGCTAGTGGCGGCTCCCCGGTGCTCGGCGGGTCTTCGCGCGGGACTTACTATTCAGTATGTCTACATACTACTCGCTGTTCGCGAGGAAGTCAAGCGATTTGCCGGCATTTTCTGGCATCGGCGGGATCTCACGCGGGTACAGCGACCAGGTCTGCTCGATGGCCTCGGCCATGGCGATCTTGGTGGCGGCTTCCTTCTGGAGGTCAGCTGCCTCGCCGCGCAGCCGGACGGCTGCGTTCGCCTTCATCCGCCGGAGTGCGGGGTCGAGGTCGGTCATCAGCCCCGCCGGGCCGCTAGGTCGGCGGCGTCGCTGAATAGGCGGATGCCGCCGTACTCAAAGCCGGGCCAGCGAACATGCCAGCATCCCCACCGCTTGTAAATGTGGGGCTTCATGGCGACGGGAAGGCAGAGAGGAGCACATACTTGACGTCGTTCCACTCGCCCTCCGGATCGGACTTGGCCATGATCGAGGCCCAGGCGTAGGCCTGCGCGGGCACGCCCTCGTTCTGCGCGAGCAACGCGAGCGCCAGCTTGCACGCCGTGAATGTGGGCTCCCAGCCGGGCGGTGCGGGGCTGAGGCTGCGAGGGTCGCTGCGGGGCTCTGAGGGCGCCTCAGGGGCATCCTGAGCGGCCTGCTGGTCCTTGTGGTCCTTGGCCAGCCGAGCCTCCTCCTCGTCCGTCAGACCGATGGCGAGGATGAGGCTCTCACCGCTCGCCATGACGCCCGCCGTGGCCGCTGCGCGGGCACGGACTTCGCCCTCAGCTGTGCCCAGGTACAGCGGCCGTTCGCCGTCGAGCCACCGCTGCCAGTACGTCTCGGCCTCGGCGATGGTGACACTCGCGGTCGGTTCGCGCGAGCGCGCAAGGTAGCCCAGCGTGGCGCGCAGCCCCTTGATGCATGCGACCGGGACACCGGGCGCCGCGTCGGTCAGGTGAATCTTGACGGGGACCTCGGGCTCCGGGGCGGGCGGCGTCCAGGTGTCCCGGCCCGCGAGGCGGTCCTCCGGGCTCGGCTCGTCGCCGTGGCGCCCTCCAGGGTTCTCGATCATTCTGCCAAGTCCCACTCGACCAGCTTGCGGTGCGCAAAGACCCGGAGGGCCGACTCGACCTCAGCGGCGCGCTTCGCGCGCAGCCATTCGCCGTAGGTGCGCTGGAAGTCGGTCAGTTCGTGCGGGAACATCGGGCCGTGCGTGGCCAGCATCCCGTCTGCGTCGATCTCCGTGATGGTCCAGCCCTCGTCTTCGACCCGACCCCATAGGATCGCTGGGGTGCTCTGCTCGACGGCCTTCCCATCCCGGTTGTAGAGGACTGCGCGGTCGCCCGCGCGGTCGCGCACGACGACGCCCGTCCGAGCAGCACGGCGCTCGGCCTCAGCCGTCAGGCGAGCCTCCTCGCCCGCTAGGCGGTCGGCGTCGATCAGGTCACCCAGGCCTTGCAGCCGGGCGATTTCCTTCGACTGCGCGTCGATGCGTCCGGCGATCTCCTGAAGCGCACCGACCGAGATCTCTACCGACCCGAGCAGGCGCTCCTCTCGGACGTTGCGGCGGCGCCGCAGCACGTCGCTCAGCATCTTAGAGCCCCAGTGTGAGGTTGGTGAGCCGAGCGACGGGTACAGCCGGATGCCGTCGAAGGCGGCGAGCCAGTCGAAGCGGCTCATGAAATCGTCCGCAGGACGCGCTTGATCGGCTTTGGGACGCTCGGCCTGTTGTACCAGACGAACTGCACAATCCCGGAGGCGGCACCGCCGCGATCCCCGACCGGTACGCGCACGCGCGTACCGTGCGTGATCGACGGATCGTTCGTCACGTACGTGTATGGGCGGGACGGGATCGCGTCGAGCACGACGCCCACCCAGAAGTCGCCCATCGGCTGGTCGAGGCGCTCTCCGTACGGCCTCGCCTCGTCGGCGACGGCCTGCTCGGCGCGCTTCAGGCCCTCGGCCACCCCAGCGGCGAACGCGCTGTTGTTGTAGAGCCGCTCGGTTGCCTCGGCGTAGCCGAGGTCGTAGGCCTCGCGGACGCGAGCCGAGGCGTGGTCGCCTGCGACCGCGAGGATCTCGTGGAGGTCGTTCAGCGCGACGCGGGGCTTGTTCGTGATGCCAGCGATGTAGTCGGGGTTCATGTGATTCTCCTCGCAGTTGATGTTGTCGATACTAGCACGTTCGCGCCGATCGAACGGACCACTTGCGTCAATCGGCCGGCAACGGCAAAACCCACCTGAAGTGGTACGACACTAGTGGGATTGCCCTGTTTTGGCTCTGCACCAGGGCTAGTCACCATAATAGGCACTGTAAGGTGGTACGAATGTGGGGTGCATTTCTGTGAACGCCACCGTTCATCTACCTTTAGAACCATTCTAGTGGGGAAACCGCAAACCCAGTCCCACGGCCGAAAATAATGCTCAGGAAATCTTTTGTCGTACCCCCCTGTTACGCTCTAGGCGAGTCCCCGCACTTGCTCCGCTGCGGCGCGGGAGCCCGCCAGGGCGAGAGCAGCCGAGAAGGGAATAGGTACGTCCCCGAACTGGGGACACCCAGAAACCTAAGCCAGATCCCGGAGGCGAAGAACCCCAGGGCTCAGGGCCAGACCTGTAGGTCACTGGTGAGGCTAGGGACGCTTGATCCGCTTGATCCCAGTGGGTCGCTAGGGTCGCTGCGGGCATCGGCGCGCAGAAACCTCGCGATGGCCTGAGGCCCTCCGGTCGCCACGAGGTTCAGCTGTTGAGCGATCCCGTTCGCTTGGTTGCGGGCTGGGCGCTCGAAGCCGAGGCTCCGCCCGGTCTCGACGTCGATGACTTCGTAGCCGTCGATGGTAGCTGCGGCTGCAAACCGTTGCTCGATCATCGGTAGACCTCCGGCAGCGACCGAATGTCGTACAGCGTGTCGGTCAGCGCCTCGTAGTCGTCCTCATCGGACGCGGCGAAGAAGATGTCGCGCTCGGCCTCGGAGAGCGCGAACTCGTGATGCTCGCTGGTGCGCTCGTGTTGGCGCTCTCCAATCACCACGCAGATCAGCGTGCCGCCGATGGAGACGACGATGATCGCAAGCAGGATCAGCAGCGCGATCATGCCGCCACCAGTAGGGTGTCGAGCACCGTGGTGACGACGCGGTTCGTGCCCGCAGCGCGGATAGCTCGCGCCTTGGCGCCGGTGCCCTCGAACTCGCCGACGATGACGAGCGTGCGGCCTCCGTCGTGCCCGTCGTTCGGACGCGAGCCGACGACGGCCCAGGTCTTGACGTTGGTTTTGCGGATGCCCTCGATGCGTACGTTCTTCATGCTGTACTCCTCGGTTGTTGGCATTACAGTTCGTCCTCGTTGAGGCGCTGGAACCAGGCGGAGACCAGCTGCGCGTACTCGCCTGCGCCCTCGCCGACGAAGGTCGCACGCCCGATACACTCCAGCCAGCCCTTCGACTCCTCGAAGGAGACTTCGAGGCCGTGCTGCCAGGCGCCGCGCTGGATCGCGCGGCGAACCTGACCGTGGATCAGGCGCCCAGCCTCCCAGGTGAACGTCGCACGCTCGGGCGGGAGGTTGAGCCTCAAGTCAGAGACGCTCATGACTCGTCTTCGATGTACTCGCCCAGCTGCTCGGACGTGCTCGGCGCCGTGGCATCGAGCACGCGTGACTGGCGCGTTGTGAAGCCGGTGGACAGGATAGCTGCGTTCGTCGGCGGCTCCAGATCGAAGGCGAGGAACGCGCTCGCGATGCGCTCGCTGATCTCGTGCTCGGCCATGTAGCAGTCGAGCAGTTCGCGGTCGAGGCCCTCGATGATGACGGGCGCGACTTCGCGCGTGGACCCATCCACGCGGGCGGGCAGCTTGAACGGCGTGCGGGTGTAGAAGTCTTCCTCAGTCATCGGATAGCTCCCTAGTTGTTGAGCGAGTAGCGGGCGGGCGTCGAGCCTTTCGGCGCGACCGGGTACTGGAAGATGCGGAGGGCGACCATCGCCTCGACTTCCTGATCGAGGCCGAGGACTCCAGCGACGATGGTATCGCCGCGATCCTCGACCGCGACGGGCCGGTAGGTGTCCGGGCAACAGTTCACGTGGTTGCTCCAGCGGTAGCTGGCGGGCTGGGTGCCGGGCAACATCAGGCGCCGACCTTCTCGACGTACGAGACAGCGACGATGCCGACTCGATCCTGGATCTCGACGGCGATCCGCTGCGCCTCATCGGCGGCTACGTCGGGGTCGTTCGTGCGCAGCTTGAGGGCGATGGTGACCTTGAGCATCAGCGGCCAGCCTTCAGGCCGACGAACCCGGTCTTGCGCACGTACCCGGCGCGGACCTTACGGACGGGGCGGCAGTCGATGGCGCCCTCCATCCGGAGGCGATAGAAGCGGACGGGCTCGCCCGCGATGGCGTGCATGTGGCCGGTGGCCAGGCGCAGGTTGCCGTGAAGGTCGCGCGTCCATCCGGCGAGGTGGGAGTCGAAGCGCTCGAACGCGTCGTACGCGTCGGCGTGCTCGGCGACGTCGCCGATCTGGATGTGGTCGCCGGACTGCATCGCGGCGAGAAGGACGGTGGGCGTGCGGAACGTGGACATGGTGCTCCTCAGGGGATAGCTTGACTTGCAGGACAGATACTACTGGGTGGTGCTCGACGCGTCAACCGAGATGCCGGCTTTTTCATCGGGGTACGCCGCTGCCATCGCAGCTGCGCCCTCGCGTGACTCGATCCAGTCGGCTGCCTCGTGACCATACTCGACAGTCGCGCGCAGCACTCGGATCAGACCGACGAGCGGGACCATCACGCCACGGTCCCGCCGCCGCCGCAGCGACGGCAGCGCACCGGTTCGCCATACGGCCCGCTGACCTTGCCCTTGCCACGGCAGCCGTTGCACTCCTGGCGCGCGATGGGCGCCACGCGAGGCTCGGGCAGGCCGACGACCGAGGTGATGTTGGAGCGGGGCACGTTGAACTTCACGGCCGCAGCACGGATAGCTGCGGCTCGGTCGGGAGCGTTCACGCGACCGACGTCGGTGGTGCCGCCTCGGCGGTATGTGATGTGGAACTTCATGATTCTCCCTACCCTATCGGGTGTGTCGGATGGATCGGCTGACGACAGATCGCTTGACCTGACGCTGGAACTTGCGCTGCTGATCGCGGCGCTTGCGACCGGGTGCGCGCTTGCCGTCGCGCTCGCGGTCGGACTTCATCTTGCGGACGACGGGTGCCTCGGGATCGGGACGCATCAGGATAGCTCCTCAGCGGTAGTCGGGGCGGGGAGTGCCGCAGCGGTTGCAGCAGTCACTCTCAGGGTTGAAGTGGTGACCGTAGCGCTGGCAGCCCATGGTCGGGGTGAAGGTACTGCGCTCGCCCGCGCTCGGCAGATCGAGCGCCAGCTGCCCAGGGATCGGGTTCTTGCTGTAGTCGCTGCCGAGCACGAGCGCCTCACGGCTGCGCTCGACTCGGATGCGGTAGACCGGATAGCTCACTACGCCACCGGCAGCTTGACGCAGGGGCAGAAGTGGTGGTCGCTCAGGCCCTCGCCCGGCTCCATCTCGCCGCCGTCGATGTGGTCGGCGTAGGTGTTGTCTGCGATCTCGGTCATCGACGTCGCGGTGAACACGTACGGGTTGCGGAACTCCGGGTCCTGGCGAGCCGCCTTGGCGATGTCGCCGCAGCCCTTGGCGTGGACGACGAACTGTCCCTTGCTCTGGTCCCGGAGGTTCGGGCCGAACACGGCGACCTTCTGGCTCTCCACTGTGGGGATAGCTGCGGGCGCAACCGGGTTGACGGGCAGCACAGCGGCGGTCCGGCGCGCGTAGCATCCGACGGCCTCGATGAACTTGGCTGCCTCAGCGAGCCCATCGGCGTCGCCCTGGGTTAGTGCCCTGGCTGCCGCCTTCACGGCGTTGTCGAGGAGGGCGAGGTCGGCGACGGTCTTGGCGACGCGCTTCGCGGGTGTGACTGCGGGACGAGACATGGTGCTCCTTAGGGATAGCTTGACTAGGACAGGGATACTACAGGACAGGATCGTGGTTGTCTACCAGTTCTGCACGTTGCCGATGCAACCGTGGCGGCGAGCCCATCGGTCGCCCTTGAGCGTCGGACCGAGGAGCCCTCGCATCGAGCGCGGCGTGCGCTCCCACACGCGCCGGTAGCCGCACGGTCCGACGACCTTAGGCGTGCCGTACACGGTCACGATGCCGCGCTTGCGGTTGCCCATCGTGGACCAGGACCAGCACGGCATGTCTTCGACGCAGCGGGTCGGATAGCTCGTGCCGGTATGGTCAGTGGCAGCTGAGGCCTCATCGCCCGCGACGGCGAGCACGAGGACGAGGAGGATGGCGGTGCTGATGTGGCGGACGTTGAGCATGGATAGCTCCTCTAGGACTGGTGGTCGTGGCGGGTGTTGTAGGGCTCGGTGCAGATCCCTCGCGTGCCATCCGCGCGGGTGAAGGGCTGAGCGCAGCACCGCGAGCCCTCGCCCAGCTGGGCGAAGGTCAGCGGCGGACGCGGCGTGGCGACGCTCGCGCTGTAGGGACTCGTGAACATGTCTAGCGGTTCGCCCGGTCGTACATGTCGCTCACGGCCTCGCGCTCGGTCATCCTGTATCGGCCCTCGCCGAGATAGACGCTCGACCGGAACACTCGCGGCTGGCTGGGCTGCCCGGTCGGATAGCTCGCGAGATTCTGCGGGCAGACCAGGAACGTCGCGCTCTCGTCGGGGAGGTTCGTGCGCGTGATCTCCAGCGCGGCGTACGTGTGCCTGCCGCATCCGTGGGTGAAGCTGATGAGTCGGGCGGGGAAGGGGAACGCGGCAACGGCTGCGTCAATGTGGCGGCGTTGCTCGGACGGCAACAGGGCGGCGAAGTCGGCGTGATCCATGGGATAGCTCTCGTTTCTGGTTAGATGTTGCGGGCGAATGTGCGCTCGGCGAGCGCGATGGATGCGGTGAGATCGTAGCCGCCGCGCGGCGGGCTGTAGTCGGTCATCGGCAGACCTTCCGCCGGACCGTCCACCGGGAAGTAGCGCATGTCCTGAAGGCGCCCCCAGCCCTGCTGACCGACCGTGCGCGGGTTCGCGTCGCGGGATAGCTCGTGAAAGCCGATGCTCTCGCCGTCGCCGAACAGCGCGACCGGCCATACCTCAACCATGATGCCGACGACGCCTCCGGCGACGAGCACATCGCCCGTCCGGATCTCATCGCTCGTCTGAGTCGCCGCGTAGGCGTCCCCGGATAGCTCGTGGACGCGCGGGGACTCGACCACGGTCGGCGCGGGCGCCGGACCGTAGTAGATGGTACCGCTCGCGAGGTGGTCGGCAGGGTTGAATTCGTACATGAGGGTAGGCTCCAGTAGGGGTTGAGGGTTTACTTGCCGTCGCCGCGAATCGCGCACCAAATGACCGCCTGACACTCGGCGGGCGCCTCGCCGAACTCGGCCGCGACGATCTCGGTCGCTGCCTGAAGGGTCGCGCGAAGCGGCTCGGTCAGCGCGAGCCGCTGCCCGTAGCCAGCCTCAATGTGCCAACGGTCGCACGTAACGGGGTTGAGATCCCCGGACAGATTGCGCATGAACGCCGTGCGCTTGAGTCCGAGATCGACCGCGAGCGGGTCGGTCGCGTTCTCGATCTCCTCACACTCGCGCTGGACGTTGGCGAGTCCGAACGGACCGGATCCGTTCAAGTAGCGCGACGCCATTGTGACGTTCGCCTTCCAAGTCGCGTTCTGGCTGTACGCCGCGAAGACGGCGCACGCGAACTCCGGCGAGACGGCGTCCCCGGTCGAGTCGAACGCGTCAGACGCGATCTCCGCAATGGCGATGCCGTTCGACGGGTACCACTCGCGACCCTCCTCGGTCTGTGCGGCCGTGGCGGATGTGCGCCACGCGCGCAAGTTGTACGCCACCTGAGCGACTTTGGCGCTAGGCGCGAGGCGGAAGACGCACCGCGCCGGACGGTTCTGTGCGCGCTCGGCGAGGGTCGGATCGGCGGGAAGGGTGAATGTGCACGGCATGAGAGGGTCCTTTGCGGGTAGGCGTTGGTGGGAGGGTTAGAGGACGCGCGAGAGACGGGTGAGGATCGAGTTGCCGACGTCGGCATCGCGGTACGTGTGGCGGAAGGTCATCCCCGAATCGCGGTTCGCGCGGACGACGTTCGCGGCCGAGATGAAGCTCGAATCGTGGTTGACGGTTCCGCACCAGAGAACCCGCTCGCCGGATGTGATGACCACGTGGCCGCGCATCGAAAGGCACTGATCGAGAAACCAACGGTTCGCGACCGGGCGGAGGGTCTGAGCGGGGTTCTCGGTTACGCGGGGAGTGGTCATTGCGGGTGGTTCCTTCCGGGTAGGCGTGCGGTGAGTCCTCACCGTATCGCGCTAACCCTTGTCACAATGTGTGAGTGGCCACTCACAAGGGTTAGATATGGCTCTAGCATGCGGGTTTGCGGGTTTTACGGATATGGCGCGTAAACGCTCACTCTGCCCTACTTGAGGGTCCCTATACAAAGTGAAGTGCCTGTAACCCTTACGTAGAGCCAAATATCGTAACCCTTGCCGACAGATAAACTTGTGCGTTCATCTAGGTTGAGGGTTAGGCCCTACATTGTGCGTATGCGCACTAGGCTGGAAGGGTACGTACGGGCATCCTAAGACCACGTACCCCCTACCCGCCACACCCATCAGCGGTGCACCCTTGCACAAAGTCTTAGGTACCCTTACGCATTTGTGCCTGCAAATAGGCATGTTTTTTCGGGTCTGAATGATGACCTTGTAACACTTCGAGGGCACATAGTGACATGTGTCGCAAACGTTCGCGTTCATCTAGGCGCCGCATCGGCGAAGGGTTACGTACCACTAGGAGGCCTCTCAAGGCCTCGTGCGCGGCGTGTGCCGCCCGTCGATACCCTGCCCGGTACCCTTACCCTCCGAGCATCCCCAGCGTCCCTATCGCCCTGAATCGTCATTCCGCTTACGCGAACCCTACCGTTACGAGCGACCCTAGGGATGCTCGTCTCGTAACGGTAGAGGCATACATAGACGTCTGTCTATGCGTGGGTTGCTGTACTCAGTCCAATTCTGGACTGAGTACAAGAATCGACTGATGGCGCGAAGCGCCGGCAGCTAGCGCGGTGGTGGGGTCACAAGGGGGCTTGAAATCGAAGTGGTACGAATGGGTACCTAAGCCGGAGGACCACTTTCCTAGGGTCGCTAGGGTCGCTATCATGGCCTTATGCCCGGACTCCCCCTCAAGGAACGTCGCCTACGCGGACTCGGCTGGAACGCACGCCAGATCGCCTCCATCGGCCGACGCACCATGCTTCGCCAGCCGACCGGCGAGAACGCCACGGCCGCAACGCTCACCATCGGCACGTCCAACGCGGCCGTCAAGTACGACGCGCCGCTGTGGCGCGGCGTCACCGGCAACAGCGTCCGCGTCGCCCACATCGTGGCGGGGAACAACACGCCGCTCAGCGTGACGCGCTCCGGCAAGGACATCACGGTCAACCTCGCGACGGGCGCAGGCGGCGCCGCGACCTCAACGGCCGCTCAGGTCGCCACGGCGGTCAACAACACGGTGGCTACCGAGAACTACGTGGTCGCTTCCCTGCCGGGCACCGGCGCCAGTACCGCAGTTGCGGCTGCGATGGCTCCGCTCGCCAGCGGCACCGGCGGCTCGTAACTGATAGACTTCACCGACCGGTGGCTGGTGAGGACCAGCACTGAGTCGGGCTCGAATCCCGCACCGGTACCACGGGACGTTGGGGCGGGTTAGCCCCGAAGCGCGCGCAAGTGGGTTCAACTCCCGCACGTTCCATGCGACGCCCGTAGTCCATCGCGGGCGCCAAGTCAGTCCTTCAGGACTCGCTGCTGCCCGTAGTCGCCTGCGGACTTGGCAGCGAGAAGGTTGCGGCGAACATCCGTCCTGAGGGGCTGACTTGGCGTCTGAGGAACTTCGGGGCACCCGACAGCCGTCAACGACGGGGCCGTCAGCGGTGGGAGGCCTCGGCCGCTAACACCACCGTGAGACATGACAAGTCCTGGGTGCGATCTCCAGTCCAACGATCCTCAGCGGCCGGGGAAATGGTGGAGAGCGGCGGTACTCCGCGAGGAGCCGCCATCAGCGGTCCGACTCCGCTGGTGAGAAAGATGATGGGCCACGACAGGACCCCGAGTATCGCGGGCGTCGCACATCTGTCAAAGGAATGTGGTAGAGTTCTTCGTTCCGGTCGTCGCGATACCTGAACAAGGGAGTGACGACCACCACGGGGTAGCCTTCCAGGGCTGCATGAGGTTGGAATCCTCTATACCCCGCCAAGGGCTTGTAGCTCCTAATTGGGAGAGCGCCGGTTTTGCACTCCGGAGGTTGTGGGTTCGAATCCCACCTGGTCCACTAGGCTGACCACTCGCCGCCCGACGGGCGGATGATGTAACAGGCGAGGGCCTCTAGCTCAGTTGCGTAGAGCGTCGCGTTGACATCGCGGAGGTCACAGGTTCAAGTCCTGTGAGGCCCATACGGCCGATTAGCTCAGTGGGAGAGCGGGAGCTTTACAAGCTTCGCGTGCGGTGTTCGATTCACCGATTGGCCATACGAGGGGTTCAGTCCAACTGGTTGTTGGAGCGCGTCTGATAAGCGCGTGGCGCAGAGTTCGATTCTCTGGTGCCCCACTCAAGTACCGGAAGCGTTACAGGTTGCGTGCCGCCTTGCCATGGCGGAGGAGCGGGTTCGATTCCCGTCCGGTGCTCTCAACGGCGGTGTAACAAAAACTGGTTAGGATGAGGCTCTTACCCTCGGGCATGCAGGTTCGATTCCTGTCACCGTCACTCAAGCCGACATGGCGCAACGTAGCGCACTCCCCTGGTACGGGAGAGGTTCGGGGTTCGAGTCCCCGTGTCGGCTCTCACGCCAGACGATCTGGGATCACCGTGGTTTCGTACTCCGCGTAGGAGCGTTCAATTCGCTCGTTTGGCTCTCAAGGGTGCGTGGTGTCAATGGCAGCACAGAAGACTTCCAATCTCCTGGTGCCGGTTCGAATCCGGTCGCGCCCTCTTGGTAGGATCGTAGGGACTGATGATCTGGACGTAACGCGGTAACAGTCCAGGGAGGCTTACGGTCCGCCGCGCGCACGGCAAGGTAGCTCAGTGGTAGAGCGGGGTCCTGAAAAGGCCCGCGTCGAGAGTTCGACTCTCTCCCTTGTCATATCGCCCCAACAGAAAGGCCCCGCCAATGGCGGGGCCTTTCGTTGTTTCGGGTGTTTCTCGGGTGCTACTTGACTCGAACGGGCGCGCTTGCGCGCAGATCGTTCGGGTTGCCGTCCGGGGAGAGGCACTGAGTCCAGTCCTCGCCTAGGCGGTACTTGCCTGCCTTCGTCTTGACGATGACGGTGACGGAGCGGCGAAGCCCCTTCACGGCCTTCTTCGAGCCGGGGCTCGACGGAGCGACGGTCACGAGACGGCCCTTACGGGTCACCTTGAAGCCGGGCTCGTACGCCTTGATGACGCGGGCCTTCAGTAGGCCCTTACCGGGGACGAAGATGCGCTTCGCGACGCGGAACTTGTAGATGCGTCGAGACGTGCACGTCTCCAGCGAGTTGACGATCTCCGTGATGTTCTTGGAGATCGACTGGCCGTCCTTGCCTGCCGGTCCTACGGGGCCAGGCGTGCCGTCGCCTGCCGGGCCAGCGGGACCGGTCGGGCCAGGCGTGCCGTCGCCTGCCGGGCCGGGAGGTCCAAGCGGGCCAACCGGACCCTGCGGTCCAGGATCACCCTGTAGGCCGGTAGGGCCAGCGGGTCCTGAGGGGCCACGTGGGCCAGGAGGACCAGCGGGTCCGGGATCGCCCTTCGGACCGGGAGGTCCGGGGGTGCCGACCGGCGGCTCGCAGTTGATCCCGTACGCGCGAGCCTTGACGTAGCCGTCGTTCTTGTTGGCCTTGTTGTAGACCTCGACGGTGTAGTACCCGTCGCCAGTGGTCCAGTAGGTGTTGCCGATGGTGACGGTGCCCTTGACGCTGCCAGGGATCGTCTCCTTCCATACCTGAGCACCCGTTGGCGACTTCGCCACGGCTTCCCACGGGCCGCTCTCGGTTGAGAGCGTCGTGATGTGCGTCTCAGGACAGGACGGCTCGACAATCGGCTTCGTCCACGCGGAGGCGGACGCTGCGGACATCAGTGAAACGATGAGAACGGCCACCAGGGCCGTGAGATACTTGAGCATGTGGCTCCTTCCGGTTGGGGTACGTTGACTATACACACTATTGGGAGCGCCGGGGACATTCGTCCCACTTCTGGACGTTTGTTCTAGCGGCCGCTGGAGCCGTGTCCCGCTTCGCCACGCTCGGTGTCGCTCAACTCCGACACCACGGCCCAGTTGGTGAGGCTGTAGGGCGTGAGGAGCAGCTGCGCGATCCGGTCGCCCGGATGGACGTAGTGGACGTTGCCGCCGTGGTTGACCAGGATCACCTTGACTTCGCCCCGGTAGTCGGGGTCGATGAGGCCAGGCCCGTTCAGCACGGTCACGCCGCAGCGTCCGGCCAGGCCGGAGCGTGGCACTACCAGACCAGCCAGCCCTTCCGGGAGTTCGATGGCGATCCCGGTACACACCAGCGCGTGACCACCACGATGAACCGTGCGGTACTCCGAGGAGTACAGATCGTACGCGGCTGCGCCCAGATGACGAGTGGGGACCTGAGCCTGCGAGTTGAGCAGCTGGATGTTCATACGTAGGACATCTGGTCCAGGATGTCGAGCCGCTTGTGCAGCAGCGCGTTGAAGTCGCCCTCATAGTAGAAGCTGGGGTCGCGCTTCAACAGCCGCTTGATCTCAGCGTCCACGACCTGGATCGACAACGCCCCTAGCGACCTAGAGGAGATCTCGACGGGCGCAAAGGGGTTGTGCGGCTGAGGCGCCTCGTCAGGCCACCGCTCGTTGTGGGTGTCGTAGCGCCGCGCGACGTCGGTCGGCTCTGGAACTGGGCACACGGACCAGTAGGGCGCTGGTGCGGTGCTGCTTGGCCACTTCATCGGAACCCCAGCGTCGCTAGACGCACGAGAAACTGCGGGATGATCGCGTCATCGTAGAAGGGATCCACACGAGATCCACAAATGTCGGTCGCCATCCGCTGGTTGACCTCGAACAGGTAGTTGAAGTACGCCTGTCCCCGGCGCTCGTCGTGCGAATCGACATAGTACGCCTCGGCGCCGATGATGAACTCTGCGAGTGTCATACGGTCCTCCTTCGTTCGATTGATCGCTCGCGCGCTTCGGCCGCGAGCCCGTCTTCGGTGGCTTGGGTTGCCGGGAGGATCCCCAGGATCGCTGCATCGAGAAGCGCCTTGAGGTTGACCGGCCGATAGCCCGTCTGCTCAACCGACAGGTTGATGTGGTTCCGGAGGAACGGCACGAACTCGGATCGCTGGTAGCCGTTGTTGTGGATGTGGCCGTGTAGTCGCCAGTGGTTTGACGGCTGCGGACCGCCGTCTTCGATGTCGTTCCAGCCGTAGTGCGAGAAGCTGATGGTGTAGGCGGGCGCCCACGGCGCATCCTCGAACGGCACGAAGCCGTCCCCGAGCGCCGACAGCCGGAGGCTGAACGGCCGCGCCAGCTTGAAGCCGCAGTCCTTGTAGTACGAGTACCGCTGGCCGTCATGGTTGCCCTTGATGAGGAAGTTCCGGTCCGCGAAGCCGGGTCCGGTCAGTTCCTTGCTCGTCAGAGCCTTGAATCGGGCGTTCGAGCGATACGTGAGATCGCCCAGATGGAGCATCGTGCGGCCCGGAAGGGCCACCTTGCGCCATTCGGCCAGGATTACCTGGTCGTGGTCCTCCGGCCGGTGGCAGAAACCGACGATGTTGTCGTGCCCGAAGTGCGAATCTGACGTCACCCAGGTGTCCGCGAGGACAATGTCGTCTCTGACGCGCATCAGGGGATCCTCCAGAGGATCAGCGCGCTGTAGCCGCCGCCTTGGCGACCCGCGTACTGTACTTCGGCGATGAGGCCCTGATTCTGGCACTTGTTGACCTGATCCATGAGCAGCACGTTGAACCCGTCGCGCTGCGTATGGCCGATGACCTCGGTGTGGTAGATGCTGCCGGACGTGTTCATGCTGCCCTCGCGGCTAGAAGCTTCCGGACGACCTGGTCTGCAAGCGTTTGGACGGCTATTTCAGTCTGAAAGGCCGTCATGGCGCCGTCGTACGACTCGTAATCGGCTGTGATGTCGATTTCGCGGTCGTTTTCGCGGATTTGGCCGCTGATTCGGATGTTCATGAGTGTTCTCCTTCGATTTGGACGATGGACTTGAGTATCGTACCACTTCTGAGCGAGTCAGGAGCGCGATTTCGGCCGGCAAACACCCTCGTCAACCGAATCTGGTAGGATTCTTCGTTCAGAGGGGAGTCCGGATCCAAGGTGGTGTCCGTCTGGCTGTAAACCAGGAGTCTCTGACGCGATAGGTTCGATTCCTATACTCCCCACTCTTGGATGGTCCCGCGCGGAGGCGTGCAACTCGGTTCGAACCCGAGGGCGGGGTAATTCCTGGGGGTTCGACTCCTCGGCCATCCGCTGGAGGGTCATACGTGCCGTATCCGGATCGGAAGCGTCCCTGTTCCCTCCCCAAGGAGCGTTTCCTAGGAGGATCGTCCGCTTGCTAAGCGGGCCAGGGCTAACGCTGGCTGGGTTCGACTCCCAGGCGCTCCGCTCCCCCTCGCTCCGGGGGTCTTCTAGCCCGGCCGGTATGTTGATCTACGAGCGAGGGGCACGTCGTGGTGATCGAGGGGCTAGATGTGCGGCTGCAACCCGCACCACACCGGTTCGAATCCGGTCCACGACTCTAGGAGTGAGGGGCCTCAGGTTATGTGTGCAAGCACCGCTGAACCGCATCCCTGTAGAAGCGCTGTGAGGTCAAGCGCCCACTCCGCACGGAAGGTAAACTCGCCAGGGTGCGAGGAACGCCTGGAAAGCGTCTCGGCGGTCAAACGCTACGTTTCGAGTACGTTGCCTTCCGCTAGCACCGTAGTTGGTAGGCTGTAGAACATGCGTCCAGTTTACCTCGCCCTCGTGGCCCTGATTCTGGCTTTCGGAGTGCTCCTGGGGACTAACCCCACGGCGGGAGCAGCACCGACCGCAAGCTACACCTACTCTCCTCTCGACCCCTACACGGGCGAATCCGTCGCGTTCGACGGCTCCTCCAGCACGTGTGACCGGGCTCCGTGTACGTACACGTGGTCGGATGACGGCAACGACGGCTCCGGAGGCTCAAATTGGCCGCTCGGAACAGGTGTGAAGCTCAATTTCACCTTCCAGAACGCCGGAACGAAGAATGTGCGGCTGACAGTGCGCAATCGGCGCGGTTCGACCCGCTCCACAAAGAAGTCAATCGTCGTGAAGGCCGGTCCGCGACCGAATCCGACGCCTACTCCGACCCCAACGGCCACGCCAACGCCTACCGCGACTCCTACCGCGACCCCAACGGCGACTCCTACCGTTACGGCAACCCCGACAGCGACACCTACCGTAACGGCAACCCCAACGGCCACGCCGACGCCGCCTCCAGGCGGCTGCACGACCACGGCGACGCCAAGCACCTTCGCGAGTGCCGTCTCGGCGGCGAGCGCGGGGCAGACAATCTGTCTCGCCTCGGGCTCCTACGGCACATGGACTGGCACCAACAAGGCGATCACGGTCCGCAAGGCCGATGGCGCCACGCCGACGATGAAGATCAGCTTCGGGACTGGTGACAGCGGCTTCACGCTGGACGGCATGAGCAGCATGGGCGGCTCGGTCTCGGGCGGTGCCAACAACATCACGATCAAGAACTCGGCGTTCAACTCCCAGGCCACGGTCAGCGGCACGGCGAGCGGCTCGAACATCGTGTTCGATGGCAACTCGCACAACAACATCAGCGGAAACGCCACGGCGCAGCGCTTCCTAGTCGAAGGCGGCGTGACGATCCGCAACTCGCTGTTCCAGGGCGGCGGCTCTGACGGCGTGCGGTTCGCGTCGAGCACGCCCGCGAGCGTCATCGGCAACACGTTCCTCAACGTGAATGACGACGGATCCGGCAACCACACGGACATGATCCAGTGGTACGGCGGATCCAACGCCATCGTGCGCGGCAACCTGTTCAAGCAGACGATCTCCGGCGAGACTCAGGTCATGGGCGCCTTCGACGGCACTGGCGGCAACCTGATCGAGGACAACGTGGTGGATGTCACCGGCCGTAACTGGGGCGTCGAACTCTACAGCGACGACGGATCCATCATCCGGCACAACACCATCGTCTACCGGTCGCCGTGCCCCTGGAACCTGCCGTGCGGCATCATCGCGCTGGACCGCAAGTCGGCTGACGACGCGGGGCGCAACACCCAGGTCTACGACAACATCGCGACCAGCATCGACATCAACAACGGCTCGGCGGTCTCGCGGCGAGACCACAACATGCTGCGCTCAGGAGCGGCGAGCGGTGACTTCATCGGCACGCCGACCTTCCAGGGCGGCGCCAGCCCGGCCACCTACGGCGGCTACCGCCTATCGGCGGTCAGCCAGGGCGTCGGACAGGCGTCAGACGGACTGAACGTCGGGATTCGGTAGCATCACGGCGACTTCGTCGTGCGGGAACCCGAGGCCGGGTGACAGCACGACGTAGTTGTCTGTGAAGTCGATCAAGGTGCCGGCAAATCGCGCGCCATCTCGGCAGACGATCTCCACGGGATCGCCGATCTCGAAGTCCACTAGCCCAACTCGTAGAGTCGGGTCCACGGGTGTTCGTGGAGGCGGTACTGGGCGTCCACGGCCGCGACGTTATAGACTGGAACCCCAGCAACCTCATGGGCGCCGCGATCCTCGTGGATGTGGCCGCAGATCACGACCTTCGGCGGCGCGGACATGGCGAGGATACGCTCGTTGAGCGTCGGGTCGCCTACGTGGGCGCCACCGAAGTTGCCGTACTTGTTGCGCTGCTTCTCGCTGGTTGGGATGTAATCGCCTGCGTATGCCGGAGGCCCATGCGTCATCAGCACGTCGAGGCCGTCGGGGATCGCCTCGGCGCGCAGCGCCAGCTTCCGGTCGTCTCCGTAGAACGCCCAGTACGGCAGCCCAGGAACCCAAGGGGTGCCCCAGATGTTGACTCCGCCGACGCCGCGCTCGTTGTCCTGTAGGAACGTGCCCTTGACGTGGTTGGTGATCTCCCGGACGTGCCAGGGCTGCTCACCGACGAAGTCGTGGTTGCCCCAGATGTAGGCCAACTCGATGCCACGCTCAGCGATGTCAGCGGCCCAGGTGAGAAACTCCTTCATCATCCAGCGGTGCTGCTGGATTCCGCCAGTGTCCACGAGCCCACCACGGTTGCCATACGGCCGGAAGTCCGGGCAAATGTCGCCCGCGAGCAGGATCAGTTCGGCGTCCTCCGGGACCGGAGGAAGGTTCCCGTGCAGATCGGCGGCGGCGTAGACGATCATCTACCGCACGCAGAACGAGACGCCGTACTCCAGGAACTCCTCCACGAGGAACGCCGGGATGAAGTACATCGCCTGGTGGCTGGTCACCTTCAACTCGACCGGCCCGACGTTGAGGTAGACGGCGTCCTCGCCGGTCTCCTCGCGGTAGGCCACCAGTCGGCGGACGGTATCGGTCTTGAGCAATGTGTCGAATCGGATCATACGGCTCCTCCTCCTGCCAGGCGCTGCAACTGCCAGTCGCGGCCCAGCTTCATTGGGGTTGGGTCAACTACGACTTCATCCAGCACGAGCGCCAGGCGCTCGCCAATGTCTCGGCCGCACAGATTGACGGCCTGCGCGTCGCGGCCGTCAACGGCCAGATCCTTGACCGACGCGGGAACGCCATCGCGAACAGCGGCCTTGCGGGCCAACTCGGCGGTGCCGATGTTGGTCAGGTGGGCCTTGTTGGCGGCGCCCTTACCCGTCAGGTCGCACATGCGGTGCATGAACAGGTCGCGCAGGAACTCGTCGCCGTAGCGCACGCGCCAACGACGGATCTTGGTCAGCTTGATCGGTGAAACGCACGGCACCATGTGGTCGCGGACCAGGCGCGCGACGTCCTCGCGCAGCGACTTCGGCACGTTCAGGCGCTCAGCGGCAGTGCGCCACAACCGCTCGCCGACGACCTCGTGATCCTCGATCTGATAGGGCGCAAACGGGTCATCGACCCACTTGGCGTAGTAGTGCTTGTTGCCGTCCTTGCCGACCCAGGCCGTCTCCGGCTTGCCGCAATCATGGAACAACAGCGCCCAACGGACGCGCAGGGGCGCCTCAACGTGAGCCGCTGTCTCCAGCGCCTTGAAGGTGTGCTCGTCGGTCGTCAGATCGTGGTACCGCGAGCCCTGATCGAAGCCGATCATAGGCCGCAGTTCCGGGAACACGGTGCTCAGAACGCCCGTGTGGGCGGCAACGTACAGCGCGCGATGCGGGAACTCGCCCATCAGCAGCTTGCAGAACTCGTCGTAGACGGTGCCCGAGACACCAGCGGCCGTCAAACCGTCCACCGCGTCCGCGTGGCGCTCCATCTCCTGCTGCGTGTTGATCGACAGTTCGTATCCCAGCGTCGAGACGAACCGCAGCGCACGCAGGATCCGCAGGGGATCGTCCCGGAACGAGTCCGGGTGCGTCGTGCGGATGAACTTGTGCTCCAAGTCGTACAGGCCGCACGCGGTGGGGTCCAGCACGACAGCGCCGGGCTGTCCATCAATGCGGCGGTACAGGGCGTTGAACGTGAAGTCGCGCCGCTTGGCATCCTCGGCCAGCGGCAGGTTCGGGTCCAGCACGATGTCGAAGTCACGGTGGCCGGGGCCGGTGCTGACCTCCTTGCGGGGCAGCGTGACCTCGATCGGGTGGTGCTTGCCCTGCGCGATGCGAACGCCCAACTTGCGGCCCTCGCGATCCGTCAGCAGCTTGCAGCGCAGCGGTACGCGATTCAACTGTCCGATCAGATCGGCCAAGTTCACGCCGCGCACCATGTAGTCCGCGTCCTTAGCGGGCCGACCCAGCAGTTCGTCACGGACGGAGCCGCCCACGCGGTAGACCTCCAGCCCCAGGCTGGCCATCAGGTCGTCGGTGCGGGTGATGGCGTCGGTCATGAAGGAAGCGTACCACATCTTCGAGAGCGCGGCAAGACGCGCTGTACGATTAGTCCCTATGGCCGACAACCTCTCTGATTACGCCGAGAACGCCCTGCTGGACCACTCGGTCAACGACGGCACGATGACCGTCGCCGGATGCTTCCTCGCTCTGTTCACCGCAGCCCCGTCCGACGCTGGCGGCGGCACCGAAGTCACGGGCAACAACTACTCGCGTACGTCGGTCCCGGCCGCGTCTTGGGCAGCTGCCTCCGGCGGCTCCAAGTCCACGTCGGCCGACGTCAACTTCCCGACTGCGTCGGGATCCTGGGGAACGATCACCCACATCGGCCTGTTCGACGCTTCCACGTCGGGCAACCTGCTCTGGCACGGCGCCCTCACGGCCTCGAAGGCCATCGGCTCGGGCGACGTCTTCCGGATGGCCTCGGGCCAGCTGACGCTGACGCTCGCCTAACCGAGAACGGGGTGACCCGTAGCCCATGGCAGTAGATTTCGGCTCGATCAGCAACACCACGTACGCGAGCCGTACGAACACTACCATCACCGCGCCGTCCGGCATCGAGGACGATGATGTCCTCTACCTGTTCCACCTCCTTGGCAGCGCGTCGCCGCCGACCCCGACGCCACCAGCTGGATTCGTGGTTGCTGATACTCCGGTCGGCGAGACGTACCCAATTGATGCATCGGATGGTAGCTTCATCCTCTCATTGCGCGTCTGGCGTAAGACCGCATCTGGAGAGTCCGGGGACTACACCGTCACTCACAGCGCCGCAAGCTCGCAGGGCGTGATCGTTCGCGTCACCGGCGCCGACACCGGGAATCCGAGCGATCCTCTCCCTAGCTTCGTCTTGTCCGACGGCAGCCCATCTGCCGCTGACACCACGGTGCCAAGCATCACCACTGAGGTTGACGGCGCCCTGATCCTGCTGTTCAACTGGGACTGGGCGGACACGACCAACAACCTCACGCCGCCTACTGGAACGACTCCCACGTTCACAGAACGACTCGACACGACCCTTTGCTACGTCGCCACCGGTATTCTCGCTACTGCGGGTGCCACCGGCAGCAAGACGATGGCGAACAACGCATCGTCTACGAGCCCGTTCGGCGGCATGATGTTCGCCATCGTGCCTGCTGCGGCTGTCGAGATGCAGCAGATCCGCCCTGACGCTGACGTCACGACCACCGGCTGGACGATCACGCCACTGTTCAGCAAGATCAACGATGAGTCCGACGCGACCGTAATCACGGCGACGGCGAGTTAGTCATGGCCGTCGCCTACGACGCGGCCACTGAGTCTCATACCGGGACGACCGCCTCGGTCAGTGAGGCATCGTTCTCCTGGACGCACGACCCTGTCGGGACGCCCAAGGGCGTTTTGATCCTGGTCTGCAACCTCGACTCCGCGACGGATCACGTCCCGGACGGCGGCGTGACGTACGGCGGTGTGGTTGTTCCTGGAATTGCAGCTGGAGCCACAGCGGTGGACAGCGCAGGCGAGGCGTGCCGCGCCACGTTCCGTTTCCTCGGTGACGCTTCGGCCATCGCGGGCAGGGCTGACAACACCGTCACGGTCCAGCGGACCAACGACATTGTCGAAATGTGGGGACTGGCGATTACCGTCACCGCCGGGGTTAGCATGGACACCGCTATTCACGAGGCCGGGATTGTCTTGCTTCAGGGCGATGGCACGCTGGCAGTCCAGTCCGTAACGGATGGATCGCCTGGCACCAACTCGTTGCGATTCGCGGGCGGCGTCTCTGGGTTGGGCGCTCCTCCTGCTGCTGGCACCGGCAGCACCGCGCTCCCGAACTTCGATACCGGCGCGCAGGTCACCGCAGCCGTCCGCGAAACCACGGCGGGACAGGGGGCGCGCAACGTCGGGTTCAGCAGCGGCACCGCAGACGACCGGGCGTTCATCCACCTGGCCGTCAAGGAGGTCGCTGAGCCAGTTCCGCCAACCACTACGGCGACGGCGGAAGTCTCGCTCGCATCTGGCGGCACGCCTGACACCCGTACGTTGCACACCCTCAACGTCCGCGCTCGGGTCACCTCGGGCTCCGGCACCATGTTCCTACGCCTGTATGAGGGCGGCACTCCGATCTGTGCCGAACTGGAGACCGCCAGCCTCACCGGCTCCCTAGCTGACTACGCGGTGGACATTCCGAATGTTGACGCCGAGGACATCACGTCCTACTCGAACTTGGAAGTTCGATTCCGTGGCTACTCGTCCGGCGGTGGCGCGACGGACTTCGAGGTCGCTGAAGTCTGGCTAGAGACACCTGAGAGTACGTCTGTGCCTCCGGTTGACGGTGCTGCCACCCTCACGGCCCAGACCACGCTCACCAGCGCAGGCGTGCGTATCGGCGTTGGCGCATCGGCCCTCACCGCGCAGACCACGCTCGCCAGCGCTGGAACTCGATTCGCTGGCGGCGCCTCCACGCTGACGGCGCAGACGACGCTGACGAGCGCAGGCGTCCGCACGGCCATTGGTGCAGCATCCCTAGCGTCAGACGGATCGCTGACCGGCGCTGGCCAGCGTCTAGCCCTCGGTTCGGCGGCGCTGAGCGCCGATGGCGCCCTCACTAGCGCGGGCCTACGCGTCGGTAACGGCGCGGCTGCCTTCAGCGCTGATGGGTCGCTGGCCAGCGCAGCCATCCGCATCGCGGTGGTCGCCTCGGCGCTGAGCGGCCAGAGCGGGTTGACGGCCGCTGGCGGTGGTGTCCGGTCGGGCGCGTCCGCCCTCTCGGGCGAGTCGGCGCTCGCGGGCGCCGCCCAGCGTCTCGGGCTGGGATCGGCCGCGCTGTCGGGCCAGAGCGGAGCGACCGCTGCTGGGTCGCTGGTGGCCGATGCTGCGGCGGCGCTGAGCGGCCAGTCGGCCCTGGCGAGCGCGGGCAACCGCGTGGCGCTCGGGATCTCGGGGCTCAGCGCTCAGACGACCCTCGTTTCTGCCGGCTCTCTGCTGGCGGCTGGTGTGTCCGCGCTCAGCGGCGAATCTGGCCTCACCGGCAACGCTGGCGGGTTCGTGGTCGGCACGGCGACGTTCAGCGCTGATGGGTCGTTGGTTGTCACGGGCGTGCGCATCGCGACCGCGCCAGCGACGCTGTCGGCCGAGAGTGGGTTCGCTGGCGCCGCTGGGGCGCTTCGTCCTGGCTCCGCCGCGCTCACCGCTGACGGCTCGCTCGCAGCCGCAGCCGCGCTGACGGCAGTCGCCGCATCGGCGCTCGACGCGAACACCACCCTCACGGGCAACCCGACGTTGATTCCCGGCGGGATCCTTGCCTCCCTAGACGCCCAGAGCAGCCTCTCCGCCGCTCCGGTGGTACTCTTGGTGGGTGGGGCTTCGTTGACGGCAGACGGGGCTCTAGCGAGCGCGGGGACCCGGCTGGCAGCTGGAGCGGCAACGCTCGCTGGCCAGTCTGGCCTCGACGCCCTCGGCTCCGCCACGATCCTCGCGGCATCCGCGCTGAGCGCCGAAGGCTTCATGTTCGCTGTCAGCGGCAACATGCAGATCGGTGCCGCAGCGCTGAGCGCTGAGACGACGTTGGCGGCGGTTGCGTTGCTGTCGCTGGGCGGCGCGGCGGCGCTGTCGGGCGAGAGCGGACTAGCCAGCGCCGGAATCCGGATCGCGGGCGGCGGCGCAGCCTTCTCCGGGCAGTCGGCGCTCGGCGCGCTAGGTGGCGCGGTGCGCGCTGGCGCGTTCTCGGGGTCGGCAGATTCGGCTCTACAGGCGGTTTCCGGGGTCATTCGGGCCAGCGCGGCTGCGCTCGGCGCTGAGAGCCTGCTGTTCGCGAACGCAGGCGGGCTCGTCATCGGGGAGGCCGCGCTCGCGGCCGAGGGCGGGCTCACGGCGGACATGATCCGGATCGCCACGGTCGCCTCGGCGCTGTCGGCTGAGAGCGGCGTGTCGGTCACGGCGATGCGGCTCGCCAGCGGCTCGGTCGTGCTCGTAGCGACCAGCGCGCTGGTAGCGGCTGGCTCCGGCGCGGTACCGGCCAGCGCATCGCTGTCGGCAGCCTCCGGTCTCGTCGCGGTCCAGGTGCCAGACGGGCCGGTCGGCGTGGTCGTCCGCGTCTTCACGAACGGCATCGACATCCCGCTCAGCCGGACCAAGTACTTCACGTCGATCCCGCACACGCACCGGCCGCCGACGCCTGTCAGGTAATTCTGCTAGAGTTCTTCGTCCGGTTGCTCGCCGCCCTTTCAGGCGGAAGGTGGGCCGGGACATTGCGGATTGATCTAGCGGCAAGATGGCAGGCCCTGAACCTGCTCACCGAGGTTCGAATCCTTGATCCGCAGCTAATCCCGGATCGGCTAATGGCAAGCCAAGCGACTGTTACTCGCTCAATCTAGGTTCGAATCCTAGTCTGGGAGCTTTACGGGATGAAGTGTTATGGCCGCACGCCTGGTTTGGGACCAGGTTGTCTGAGTTCGATTCTCAGTATCCCGATGCAAGGCTCGTTGGTCTAGTGGTTAGGACGACGCCCTCTCAAGGCGTAGGCACGGTTTCGACTACCGTACGAGCTATAAGGGCCGTTGGCGTAATGGCAACGTGCTTCCCTGTCCAGGAAGCGTCACGGGTTCGATTCCCGTACGGCTCGCTCCTTGCCGGAGTGGTGGAATGGTTTACACAGCTGGCTTAGACCCAGTAGCCTTCGGGCTTGCAGGTTCGACTCCTGTCTCCGGTACTTCGCGCGACTAGCCCAACGGCAGAGGCAGCGGATTCAAGTCCCGTTCAGTGAGAGTTCGAATCTCTCGTCGCGTATACACGCTCGTAGCTCAGTGGATAGAGCGCCGCCCTGCGAAGGCGGAAGTCGCTGGTTCAAATCCAGTCGAGCGTGCTAGAATCATCGTGTGGCGGTCGGCTAACGGTAAGTCTACGGGTTGTGTCCCCGTCGATCAGGGTTCGATTCCCTGCCGTCACCCCTTCAAGCCCTTGCCGGTGTGTCCGGACCCGAGACTTCGAATCTCGGAGACTCAGGTTCGATTCCTAGTTGGGGCGCTCTCGGGTCATTCGTCCAATGGCAAGACAGGAGCTTCCAAACCTTCTGATGTGGGTTCGATTCCTACATGACCCGCTCGGCTCCGTGATGGCACGGCGGCGGCTTTCATACGGCGGCTGGATGAGTTCGATTCTCGTCGGAGCCACTCAAGCCCTCGAAGTGGGAACACGTCGGCCCTCCTAAGGCTAGCGTCGTCGGTTCGAATCCGACCGAGGGCTCTGCGGAGTAGTGGGCCTGGGTAGGCCTGCTGGTCTCATAAGCCAGTAACCACACTAGGTTTGCGTTCGAGTCGCGCTCCGCATCTGATACCCTCGGTCCATGAAGACAGGACCGAAGAAGGGCAGCAAGAAGGCCAAGCGCGATGGCGCCAAGGGCGGCAAGAGCCGTCCCTCGCTCAAGCGCAGGCGCCGCAAGAAGGGCGCCAAGCATGGCAACAAGAAGCCGAAGCGGTAACCTAGCTCCGTTAGCCTAGCGGCCTACGGCACCTGGCTTTCATCCAGGAGATCGTCGGTTCGAATCCGACACGGAGTACTACACGACGTAGACCAGCGTACCGACTGGTACGCGGTCATACAGATCCAAGAAGTCCTCGGTGGCCATGCGGACACAGCCATGCGAAGCGCGGGTGCCTAGCTTCGGGTCGAAGCGAGTACCGTGGAACCCGATGCCCAGACCCTTCTTGGACGGGTTGCCGCTGAGGCCGATGAAGCCTCCGGCGAATGGGTTGCGCGGATCTGAGAACGGAATCTGCTGGCCTCCGACGCCCTCCGCCCACGCGGGCGCGAACCAGGTCGGCTCGTGATTCTTGCTGCTGACGTAGTACGGCCCGCCGGGCGTGGCCCGGCCGACGACACCGGTTGCGATCAAGTACTTGATCGCTCGCGCGAACTTGCGCTCGTTTGCCAGCCACTCGTGGATTTCGAGCGAGAATTCGTTGCGGTTGACGATCACCAGAGGCAGCTGAGACATGCCCTTAGACTATCAAACGACCGTACGGCCCGATGTTCTGGTACACTCCCCTGTACGGCTGGCGACGGGGGTGGCTTGGTCGTAGAGGTCTCGGTAGAGCACGGTTGGCACCTAAAAGCGCAAAACCGTCCCTCGCCGGGACCTCTTGTATTTCTACCCGCAGCGCACCATCCAGACGGCGAGCGCGATCATCCCTAGAAACACTAGGATCCCGACGATCTCAAAGAACATCGAGCGTCGCCAAGGTCTGTGCTTCGGCGTGCTGATACCACAACTCGTCCCGCATCGCCTTCTCGCGCAGGTAGTCGTGGTAGGTCTGCTCATCGTCCGGATCGACGCGGGGCGCCTCTAGGGCGATCTGCGTCATTCGGTTGGCCTCGGCGAGACTCATTCAACGTGCTCCAAGATCGGCGGCACCACGTCGTCCAGGTCCGCGCCGGACAGCAGCGCGTTCTCGTCAATGGCCAGGATGAAGGCCAAGTGGCGCGTGGCTTCCGACGAGTCCATGAGCGCCTGGACGAGTTCGCGCAGCGACTCGTTGGCGATGACGGGAGACTGGTGGACGCGTTCGGCGACCATGACCTTGCTGATGGCGACCTGGACGGCTGCCTCGGCCAGCTTGCGCTGGTGGACGGCGCGCTGAAGTTCGTTCATCGGTCGGCCGCTGCGAGCATCTTCCACAGCTTCCGGCGCTCGGCCTGAATCGCGGCGGACATTTCCCGGATGGCCTCGCGGTTCTCCTCAGCCGCGACTGTCTGTGGCCCGTAAGGGAACTGGCCGATGGCCGACTTGAGCGGGCGCATCGCCTCCTTGAGGCGGTCGCGGGCGACTGTGATGTCCGCGCGGCGCTGGGGCGAGCGCTTCTCGGTGCGACGTCGATGGTATGCACGCACTCGGCGCGCGTTGTCAACAGCGTCCTGGGCGTCTGACATCGCCTGCGTGGGTAGCTTGGCGGGCATTAGAGAAGCGTACCACACGCGTTGCATTTCGTTTGCGCGACCGGGAATACCCCGAAATACCCCTAAAGTGGTACGAATGTGGGTCTCGGGCTTGGCTCTAGAATGCGGGATCGGGCCATGTGGCACTCCTGGCACCTTAGTAAAGGTGCAGGGGTGTCTCATGGGTTCGTCTGGGTGGGTCTTTCGGATGCGTACCACCGACGTCAACCGGTGGCCTAGACTGGACGGATGCCCTTCGATCTCGTTCGCGCTCTGGAGGCAGCCGGTGGCAAGGCCATCGCTGCTCATCCCGCCCTTCAGGGAGGCGATCCGGTTTCGATCTACCAGCCCGGCGCTGCCCGTCAGGACGCGAAGCTGACGCAGCGCGAGGCCAACCGCCACCTAGACGCTTACGGCGGCGGATCGGCCATCGACCACGTCATGAACGCGGTCGATCTCTACGCCGGGACGGCAGGCGCCGCCAAGTGGCGGCTCCAGAAGCCTGACGGCACTCGCCTGGTCAAGGAGAAGACAGAGCACGACTCCAAGGACGTACAGGTCGGACCGGAGGATCTGTACGCGCTGCTGAAGACGCCCAACCCCTTCATGGCGTACGACGAGATGGTGCAGCTGCTTATCATCGACTTGCTGCTCGTTGGTAACGGCTACTGGTACAAGTGGCGCAACACCGCCGAAGGCAAGCCGCTGGCGCTCTACCGCCTTGCGCCCCCGTACGTGAAGATCATTCCCGGACCGTTCGGGCCTAAGCGATACGAGTACCAGGTACCGGGCCAGCGCGATCCGCTGAAGATCAAGCTGGAGGACATGGTCCACATGCGCCTCCCGAACCCGCACGACGCCTACTACGGTATGGGCATCATTCGCAAGGGTGGACGTCTACTCGACCTTGAGCTAGAGGTCACGAACACGATGACCAGCTACTACGAGAATAAGGCGGAGCCGTCGCTGATTCTCCAGAGCGAGCGCCGCGTCCCTCGCGACGTGTTCAACAAGCTGCGCGCCCAGTTGCGCTCTCGTGTCAGCGGCTCCAGCAAGGCGGGCGAACTGCTGGTCCTCGAAGCAGGACTGAACGCCAACACGCTCAGCCGCTCGGCAGCTGAAGCCATGTTCAAGGAGATCAGCAACCTCTCGGCCTCGCGCATCTACGCGATGTTCCGCACCAACCCGAAGCTGTTTGGTATCGCCACGGACGACACCGGCACTGACAAGGTCTCCGACGCCCGGCGCGAGTTCGATACCTACGTGATGCGGCCCTTCCTCGACCGCCTGGAGGACAAGATCACTCAGAGCGTCGTCGCCGCCTGGGAGTTGGAGTTCAAGATCGACTACAACTACAACATTCCGCAGGACGAGTTGCTGAAGAACATCAGCACCGTCGCCGCCATCCCAGGCATCAAGGTCCGCGAACTGCGCCGCGCTCTGCTGCCGCTCGGCTTCCTCGACGGCGAGTCCACTGGAGATCCGGAGATTGACGACGAGATCCTCAACATGCCGATGGAGGAGATGGACGAGAACGGCATGAATGGCGCGCCCGACCGTCCGCTGGCAGGCGAGGCAGGACGCCCGCCGCGCGGCGAGAAGACCTCCAGCTTCAAGCGCACGCGCAGCCCAAAGAAGCCGGCAGCTAAGGCCCTGACGCCCTCTGAGGCGCATGCCCGCCTCGCAGCGGCCCTAGCGAAGGTGGAGGGTAAGGCGGTCCAGCTGGAGCCCGATCACGCGAACACGAGCATCGGCCGCAAGCTAGAGGGCGAGAGCCGCCCTAGCGACCCGACGAGCGGTAGCCGCATGCGCGCCGTAGACGACACCGCAGCCTTCATCGAGGCAGGCATCAAGGACGAGACGACCAAGCTGGAGCGAGCGCTGCTCGACCACGTCGAGGGCAAGGCCTTCTCCAAGAAGGACGTCGTGGATCGCATGCGCAAGAGCGCCGCGTGGGTCGCCTGGCGTGAAGGCGTCGAGCGTGTACTCACCGAAGCCGGACGCCGCGCGGTCAGCGCGGCCGTGATGGACCAGGCGGAGTCTGGCCGCATCCCGGACGACGAACTCGACTACGACGCCATCGTCAACAGCGTCATCCATCGGCCGAAGGGCCTGGCTAGCGTCATGCGGACGCTGAAGCGCCGCACGCTGGCGAAGATCGCCAACCTCGCGCCGGATGCCACCACGCCGGAGGCCAACAAGGTCGTCCAGGAGCACATCGCGGAGTTCAACTCCGGCCAGACGAGCGTGATCGCGATCTCCGAGGCGGTGGAACTCTACAACGAGGGCGTCCTCAGCGTCGCTGAAGCGACCGGCTCCACCGAGGTCTTCGTGATCGAGGAGGAGGACGCGCCTGACGAGCCCTGCCAGGACGCACGCGACAGCGTGTGGACCATCGACTACGCGCGCGAGCACCGCAAGGAGCACCCGAACTGTCGGCGAGGCTTCGTGGCCCTCGACCCGGTAGTCTAGGACCATGCCCACGTACACGACTTGCTGGTTGACCCCCGCTCGCGGATGCGGTACCTGCGACACATGCCGCCCGCCGGGCAGCAAGTCCGGCGATCTCACCGGACCGAAGCATCTCGTCACGGTCGGGCGCAAGAAGCGCAAGCGCAAGAAGGGCGCCGGATCCGGCGTGAAGATCAAGTCTCATTCCCGGTCTCCGCGCGGGGCAAACAAGGGCAAGAAGCGCGTACGCGTCGATGGCCACGCTCGCGGCAAGCCGCCTCGCAAGGGCCGACGCCGCAAGCGGTAACGTGGTACGCTTCCCAGGCCCCCTAAACCTGGAGAAGACATCATGCTGCTGGCCAATTCAGACTTCCTACGGCTCATCGACGCTGTCGAGGCACAGGATGGCGCGCATCTGGACGATACGTGCCACGCCGACGAGATCAACTACGAGTTCCCCAACGGAACCCGCAAGAGCGTCTTGACCAACGGCTGCGAGAAGGAGACCGTCTTCGAGATCCCGTACGACCCGACCGAGACGGTGCTCGTCCCCGAGCCCCTGTTGGAGCCGGACCCCGACCGGTCCGAGTGGGTGGACGAGAATGGCGACTCGCGTCAGACCCGCCGCTCCAAGACCGAGGAGATCTTCAACGATCACGGCGAGAGCACTGGCAGCACGCGCACGTTGTTCGAGATCGTGGAGCGCGAGGGCGAGCGGCCGGACTCCGGCATCATCGACCGCTCGACGGTCCGCGTGTGCGCACTGGACGACAACATCGGCATGTGGCCGCGCTTCAAGGGCACGCTCCAGGATCCGAGGTCCAAGTGAGCTACAGGAACCACTACTACGGCTCCGAACTGCTGCTTAGCGGCGAGCAGCAGGCCGCGCGTGAGCATGTCCTCGCCATCGAGCACGAGCACGGCGAGCCCCACAAGCTGAACGCCTGCCCGCCGAAGACGCTGGCCGTATGCCCACACCGACAGGTCATCGCCACCATGCGACCGGAGGACTTCCGCTGATGCTTCACATCCGCATGAAGGGCGACATCGACCAGATCCGGCTGCCCGGCGACTTCGAGAACTTCGTCTACCAGGTCAACCTGGCTGCCGCGAAGGGCATGGAGTACGTGATGCTGGAGAACGAGGCCGGGAACATGATGGCGCTCAACCAGAAGAACATCCTCACGGTCGAGGAGACCGAGGACGACGACATGTCCGGGATGATGGGCTAGATGCCGCTCCCGATCACCACAGTCTTCCTGGTGGGAGCCCTCAGCTTCGCCATCCTCGGCCTGCTGACCGCGTTCACGGTTCTGATCTGCGCGAGCGCCGTGATTGAGATCGGCGTGTTCATCGTCGGTGGGCTGGGTGACTAATGGCCTGGGGACGACGCTGCGACATCGGCTGCGAGACATGGCCGGACCAGCCCATCTTCGCGAAGTGCCCGGAATGTGGCGAGAAGACAGGTCGGTTTCGGAACCTCGAACCGATGGACGTCGATGAGGCTCATTCCATCGTGCGCCACAAGGCGTTTGAGCACTACTACGAGCGCCGCTGTGCTCAGCGCGGCGTCACTGTGGACGGACCTCTGCCTGACGACTACGGACCTTTGTCTCGCCCTGGATCAGGCGGCGTGCCTGAATCCCCTGTACCGGCTGCCTCGGGCCGTAGTTCTTGATACGCTACTAGGCCCAGTAGAGAACTTAGAAGCACGCACGACCACACCCCCGTCGCGGCCTGTCTGAGCCTCCTGGCTACCTGCAATCAACCTGTCCTCCAGGAGGATCTTTCCTTGTCGCACGCACCGTTCGATACCGCTTTCGCGCACTCTGTTGCGCACGAGAAGTACATGGCTCCCCACGGGGAGAAGAATTGGAACGAACTGGCCGCACGCGTGGCCTATCACCCGATGCAGGCGCTCAAGCAGGCGCCGAAGCGCCCGGCTGCCATCGACCTGACCGGCGCCACGGCCGCAATCCGTGAGCGCATCGAGCGCCGCCAGTTCCTTCCGGGCGGTCGTTATCTCTACGCGGCCGGGAACGACTACCACCAGGTCCAGAACTGCCTGCTGCTCGACGTGGAGGACACGCGCGAAGGCTGGGCCGAACTGAGCCACAACACGTTCATGGCGCTGATGAGCGGCGCCGGGATCGGCGTGTACTACGGCAAGCTGCGTGAGGCTGGCGCCCGCATCAAGCGGACGGGCGGCGTAGCCACTGGCCCAGTGCCGTTGGCGGTCGCCATCAACGAGCAGGCGCGCGCAGCTGTGCAGGGCGGCAACCGTCGCTCTGCGATCTGGGGCGGGCTCCTCTGGAACCACCCGGACATCTTCACGTGGATGGGCGCCAAGGACTGGCCCGACTACATCGCCGAGCAGAAGGTCAAGGAGCCGTACAACACGCCCGCGCCGCTGGACATGACCAACATCTCGGTCTGCCTGGACGACGACTTCTTCGAGGCCTACGGCGACCCCATGAACCCAGACCACGCCCTCGCGCAGGACGTCTACTGGACTGCCGTGCGTCGCATGGTCACCAAGGGCGAGCCCGGCTTCAGCATCGACCTGGGCGACCAGCGCGACGAGAAGCTGCGCAACGCCTGCACTGAGATCACGTCGGCAGACGACTCCGACATCTGCAACCTCGGCGGGCTCAACATCGCGGCGTTCGACAGCCCGAAGGACTACGGCGCAGCCGTGCGCGAGGGCCTGCTGTTCCTACTGGCTGGCACGCTCTACAGCGACGTGCCCTACGCCAAGGTCGCGGACGTGCGGGACAAGAACAGGCGGCTCGGACTCGACGTCATGGGTCCGCACGAGTTCCTGATGCAGCGCGGCCTCAAGTACGGATCCGACGATGGCTTCGCTGCGCTGGAGCCGTACGCGGATGAGTACAACCGCGCGCTGGAGTACGCGGCCGACTACGCCGACAAGCTGGGGATCTCCCGGCCGGTGGGCGCCTCAGCCGGGTCGCCGACCGGAACCCGTGGCATCGTTGCGGAGACGACGCCGTCCTGGCAGACGGTCACCTACTCCGCGTACAAGCGCGGCGTACTGAACACTGGCAGCAACGGCGTAGCGGTCAACCGTGACAGCATCGTGGTGGACGCCACGGTGGCGCGCCTCATGCGCGAGGGCTACATCCGGCCGGGCGACGACGTCGAGGACTCGACCACCGTCAGCTACGAGGACCAGTTCAAGATGCAGGCGTTCGCGCAGGAACACACGGACCACGGCATCAGCATGACCATCAACCTCCAGCACGTGATGAACAATAAGCAGGAGCAGCGCGACTTCGGCATGACGCTGATGAAGTACCTCCCACGCTTGCGTGGGATCACGGTCTACCCGGACGGCGCCATCCCTGGCCAGCCGATCCAGCGTGTGTCGATTGACGAGGTCTTCACTACGGCCAAGCCGACGACGGTCGAGGGAGACGAGGGACGCTGTCTCAGCGGGGTGTGCGCAGTCTAAGTCTCAAGCTGAGGAACATGCTACAGTTGTGTAGCTTCGCCTCCTCAGGGACGGCCCGCTTCGGCGGGCCGTTTGCATGTCAGGGCCAGCCGTACCATTCCTGTTGTGAGTGGAATCGACCTCAGCGACCTGATGGTGCGGCCCGTAACGGGACACCCCGACATTTTTGCGTTCCAGTTCGACTGGATCCCCGAAGGCAAGGCTCTGGAGGACGGCACCAGCGCGCCCGTCGTCACCGAGGAGGAGAACGGCGACCTTCTGATCGAGGGCTACGCGGCCGTTTTCGAGGGGCTCGACCGAGAGGGCGAGAACTTCGCTGACTTCCCGGCGACCTTCGATGCTGGCATCAAGGCGTTCCTCGCGCAGCAGGCATCGCTCTGCTACCACCACAAGACTGACAAGCTGCTGGGCTCCGTGCTCGACCTCGCTCGCGAGGAAGGCAAGGGCCTCAAGATGCGCGCACGCGTGGACGGAGCGATCCGCAACCACCCGGAGTTGGGCACCTACTACGAGCAGATCAAGAAGGGCTCGCTGAAGGGACTCTCCATCGGCGGCTTCTTCAAGCGTGGCATCGGAGCACTCGCCAACAAGATCACCGGCGTGGACTTCACGGAGATCAGCGTCACTCCGGTTCCGATTCATCCCGGAACCTCATTCGCTGTGGTAGCGGGGAAGGCACTGACGGACCTCAAGGTCCCTGACGTGCCGAACGTAGGCGAAGTACGAGAGCAGGACGAGGGAACGATCCGATTCCTGCTGGAGGAACTTCAGACGGTCTTCGACAATTTGGAGAAGGCGGTCGCAGCGCGTACCAACTCAAGCACCGTGACGGTGACCAACTAGTCGCTGTCACAGCGACCTCTACTCTGGAGAACACGATGGACGACAAGCTAAAGGAACTCACCGAGAAGCTGAACGGCCTGACCGAGTCGGCCACCGCTCTCGCAACCAAGCTGGAAGGATCTGACGCGACGACCGAGACGGTCGCCGAGGTCAAGGCGCTGATGGACGGCACCGACGACCAGCCAGGCCTCAAGCAGCAGATCGAAGTGCTGACCGCCGAGCGCGAGGAAGCGCTCAAGCAGCACGAGATCAAGTCCATGGGCGCGAAGCTGACCACGCTTCAGGCAGCCATGGACGAGATGAAGGAGGGCATGCGCCTTCCTGATGGCGAGTTCCGCCTCCCCGGCGAGGAGAGCAAGGGCGTCGATTCCGACGACCCGTACGCTCCTGACTCCGGTTTCACGATCTTCTCCGACATCCGGATGGCCAACAAGGGCAATTCGGACGCCAAGGAGCGCCTGACCAAGGGCTTCGAGGGCACCGTCTTCGAGGGCAAGGCGCTGAACCAGGAAGGCAAGGCAATGTCCGAGGGCGTCGCAGCCCAGGGCGGCTACCTGGTCCGGCCTCAGGTCGAGCGCCAGATCGTCATCGCTCGCGAGTTCGACAACGTGATGCGCGGGCTCTGCTCCTCGCTGAACGTGACGAGCAACGCGATCCAGCTGGACCAGATCGGTCTGACCACGACTGCTGGTTGGGTCGAGGAGCTACTGGAGAAGCCTGAGGGCACCGGCATGACGCTGGCGACCATCACGGCGTCGGTGTTCACGGCCGCAGGCCTGGCAACGATCTCCAACCAGCTGCTCGCAGACTCCAACCCCGCCGTGGACTCCCTGGTCACGGCCGACCTGGCCAAGCGCCTCGTCGCACTAGAGGAGACGGCCTTCCTCAACGGTTCCGGCACCGGCCAGCCGCTCGGCGTGCTCAACACGCCCGGCATCGGGGCAACCGCCCTGGCGACCACGCCGATCCTGGACCTCCTGGACGCACTTCTGGACTCCATCGCAAAGGTCGAGACCGCCCACGGCGCTCCGTCCGCCATCCTGATGCACCCGCGCACGTGGACCCGCATCCTGAAGGCACGCGACACCCAGGGCGCGTACTACATCGACCCGACCGGCGGTCCGCAGGATCCCCGCACTGGCCAGCGCGGCCCGGTGAAGACGCTCTGGGGCTACCCAGTGCTCACCACCAACCGCATGCCGACCAACAAGGGAACGGGCACCAACGAGTCGCGCATCATCGTCGGCGACTTCCGCGAGGCGCTCATCCTCGACCGACAGGGCATCACAGTGGACGAGTCCGCGCACGTCTACTTCACGACCAACCAGACGGTGTTCCGTGCTGAGCAGCGCGTCGGCTTCACGGCCGCACGCACGCCCGCCGCGTTCGACGTCATCGGAGGCGCAGGCCTGGCCAACGGCTAGCCCAGCGACCACTACGGAGGAACAAGAACATGGCTGACACCAAGGACACCACCACTGACGTAGACGCAACTGAGGTCGAGCCGGTCGAAGCTGACCAGCCGAACCCAGCTGCCGAGGCAGAAGGCGAGGGCACCGCAACTCCCGAGGAAGCCGTCGCGGCTGAGTCGGGCGCTCCCGAGGTTCCCGTAGCCGCGTCTGCCGACACGGTCTACGAGACGCCGGAGGTCCGCGAGGTCCAGTCCGACGTCAACGACGCACCGGTCGCCGCCCAGAAGGTCGGCGAGAAGCCGGAGCGCGTGACCGAGGTCCCCGTCTACGAGGTCGCCGTCACGACGGACGAGCGCGTGGACTACGTCATCATCCCGCCCGAGGGACGAGGCGACGCCACGCTCCCGATTCACGCCTTCGTAGGCGCGAAGACGCCGGAGCAGGTATTCGCCGAGGACGCGTCCGAGAACAAGGACTAGGCTTCTAGCCACACCCAAGCAACCCGACAAGGAGACCCGCCACGGCGGGTCTTCTGCTTGTCGGGGCCGTACCATAGAGACATGGCCGAGATTCTGACTCTAGAGGAGTACAAGGTGATGGCAGGCATCGCCGTCACCAACGTCCGCAACGATCCGAAGTTCGAGGCGCTGCTACCGGCCGTGAACAAGGCGATTCTGTCCTACTCCGGCCGCGACTTCACGACGAGTCCTCCGGTCACAGAGGAGCGCATCTACCAGTACGACCACAGCGGCATGCTGGACATTGACGACGCTGTGAGCATCACCAGCGTCACGGTCACAGTACCCTGGGGCGCCGACTACACGCTACGCGAGGACGAGTACCTGGCGCAGCCCCCGCGACGCGACGACTCGCCCGTGTTCTGGTACATCTACATTCCTGGCTTCGCGCTGGGCTCCAGCCCCGAAATGGGGTTCACGCGCAACGCCGACGTGTCCTACGAGGAGGGACGCTGGCGCGCCGTCCCATCCACCGTCAAGGTCGTCGCCTCCTGGGGCTGGGCTGCCATCCCCGAGGACGTCAAGATGGCCGCGAAGTGGACTCTGGACGACTGGGTTGCTCGCCGACCCGAGACAGCTGCTCCGGCTGAGGCCATCGAGTCCTTCTCCCGGTCGTTCGGCGGCATCGGGCGCCAGGGCGAGGCGCTCAGCATGGCGATCCCCTACCGGTCGCGCGACCTCCTGGCCGCATACACGAAGGTGATGATCTAGTGAACGCCACGGCCGAGGTCAACGTCACCGCCCGTAACCACCTGGGCCAGTTCATTCGTGCCGTGGAACTTGCCGGCGAAAACACGGTCAAGGACATGATCGAGGAAGGCGCCAAGACCAGCCGCCGCCTGGCGCCGGTCGGCCATCGTCACGACCGCCGCTCTGTGCCGCTGCGTGAGTCGATCTACACGAGGATGGCCGGACGCACGCGCGGCTCCTGGGGCGCCAGCGCCCGCCACGCGATGTTCGTAGAGCACGACACCCGTCCTCACCTGATCCCCGGCAACCCGACGTTCGGGTTCTACTGGGAGAGCGAGCACCGAGACTGGATTCCTGGCCTGTTCGGCGAGATTGACTACGTCAACCACCCTGGCACCCAGGCGCAGCCCTTCCTACAGCCCGCACTGCGTAAGACGCTGGCCAAGTTCCGACAGATCGCGCGCCGTCGCTACTCGTAATGGCTGCCATCGACACTTACGCCATCGCGGCGAACGCGCTGGTGGAGATCTGCAATACCACGTTCGCACCAGAAGGCGTCATCACGGCGCACGACCAGCTGCACGAGGCGCTCGGCACGGACGGGCCGGTATGCGGCGTCTCGCCGCTGCGCGAGGTCCCGTTCTCGAACAACATTCTGGTGCAGGACACGTTCGTGCAGATTCAGTATTTCGACGTCTGGGAGAAGGAGATCGACCCGACCCAGGAAGTCGATCCACGCATCATCACCGGACTTCACGCTCGGCTGAAGGAGGCGCTTCGCACCGCTAGCATCACGGTTTCTGGCGCCCAGTGGTACTTCAACTGGGTCGCTACTGAATACATGCGTGATCCGACCGGCAACAACACCCGCTTCGTCATGCAGGTTCGCGTGGTCGGGAACAACAGCGCGCTCGTAGAGACCACCAGTTAGGTGGCAGAGCACACCGTACCATAGAGCCCATGGCGAAGATCGCGTTCAACGACAAGGCCCCCGAAGGCGCCAGCATCGTCTCCTTCGGACAGGGCGAGTACGAGTTCCCCCTTGAGTCCGACGACCCCGTCGTGCTCGCAAACGCTTCGGCTCATCCGTGGCTGACCGTCGAGGTCGAAGGACACGACGTGAACCCGCCGCTTCCTCAGTCGCACATCGCGCCTGAGGACGATGCACTTTCAGCGGTCAACTCCATCGCGAACGACCCCGAGGCCGTCGCTGCTGAGGCAGAGCGCCGCGAGGTCGATGAGGCCCACCCGGTCGCCATCGAGTCCGGCCTCGACCAGAACGAGTCGGTCTTCGTGAAGGACATCGCCGTGACCACCGCCGCCGCTGCCGAAAGCGAGGACGAGGCCGACGAGCCCGTCGAGCCCGCACCAGCTGACGAACCGAAGGACGAGCCCGTAGAACCGTTCGTCTTCACCCCGACTGACGAGGACAAGAACTAATGGCCGGACTACGAGGAAATCAGGCGTGGCTCATGGCCGCGAAGCAGACCGCGAAGGGCACGCCCGCGACGGTTGCTGCGCTGACGACGTACAAGGAGCCGCTGACGGGCGGCAACATCAGCCCGACTCGCGAGACGGACAACCTCTCCGAGACGGACTCCAGCCGCGACCAGGGCAACACCTTCGTGGTCACGTCCGGCGTCGAGGGCTCCCCGGAGTTCTACGTCCGCGACACCATCGCCTTCTGGCTGCACAAGGCGCTCGGCACGGACACCCCGACCGGCACGACCAACTACGTCCACGTCATCACCCCGGCTGCCAGCCTCCCGTACATCACGTGCTGGAAGATGCTCGGCGACACCCTCTGGGAGCGCTTCTCCGACTGCAAGGTCGGTTCCCTCACGATCTCGGCCGAGGCCGGTCAGCCGTTGACCGCCACCGCTGGCATCCAGGGCGTCACGACCACCCGCCTCACGGCGGACCCCTCGCTCTCCCCGGCCATCGCGCTGAACTCGGTGCAGGCACCGCACTCGTTCAACCAGGCCACGATCACGCTCGGTGGCGGCGCAACCGCGCTCATCCGTTCGTTCGAACTGACCATCGAGAACAACCTCACCGCCCAGCAGACCGACAACGTCGAGGCGTATGACGTAGTCGAGGGCACTCGCGAGGTCAGCCTCGGCTTCGACCTCATCTTCGAGACGCTGGACGAGTACAACAAGTTCCACTACGGCGGCGCAGC